CCATCGCCTCTTCCAGTTCCTCGGCCTTGTCGATGTCGTCGTCGGTGTAATTGGTCCCGAACCCGGTGACCGTCGATTGCTGCCGGATCTCTTTGATAGCAGTAGGCTTGGGCATCAGGCCCGCATTGGCCAGGGAAACCACACAGGCGACCGTGTCGCTCGCCAGCCTGGACTTTTCCTCCTCGGCCAGTACGCGCACGCTGGGGAACTTCAGGTCCATGTCCCGGGGAACTTCCCCAAGTTCGCTCATGCACATGACCGGATAGAGCTTCTCCAGCTGCGGACGCAGCCCGTGGTCCTGCTCCATCGCGATGCGCTCCTCGTAGATGCGCTCGTCGGCCTCGTTGGACTGGCCGAGACCGGTCAAGGTGCGGCCAAACAGCCGGGTGACCGGGATCTCGCTGGCGCCGGCAATGTCCAGCTGGAACTGCTGGTAGATATTGGCCCACCCCTCGCCGGAGAAGTTCACGCTCGACAGCGTGCCGTCCTTGGGCAGCATCACCAAACTCTGATTGCTCAAGAGGTGGTTGATGCCCTCCATGCGCGAATAGAACTGCTCCAGCGCGGCGGTCGTCATCCCGGCACCGGAGAGTGCCTGGGCCAGATCCGGCATCACCATGCCGATGATAGAGGCCCGGAAGGATAGGCTGAGCAGGTTCCAGGACAGGTTGTCCCGTTTCCGGAGTTCTTCGAAGGCGGGCTCGAGCGCCGAAATCCCCCACCAGCTCTGCGCCTCGCGTTCCGGCGTCGGCACCGTTGGGCCCGTGAAGCGTAGGATGCGGCTGGCGTGCACCTTGAAGGTCTTGGCCGAGGATTGCGCGGTGACCTGATAGAACTCGGGCAGGCCGAAGTCATTGGGCCGGGTGATATCCCCGCAGACGGAAAGCATTGGGGAAATCCCGGTCCAGCGGTCGAACGGGATCAGCCCGCGGTAGGCGCCGGTTTCCACATCATCGACCCTGAGCGGTGTTTCGAGCTTGTTCTCGTGGCCGTCGATGATCATGAGCGCGCCCGCGCCGCCAAACAGACGTGCCCAGCGCAATGCGGTCAGGACCTGGCTGCGGGTGTTGGTCCTGCGGATCAGGGAGTCGATCTTCTTCTGGTCGCCCGGTTCGGCCTCGGTCCGGATGGTCGGCCACGAACGCACCATGTCGTGCGCGGGGGTGTCGACGATGCGCCGCGAGATCCAGTGGTTCCGGTAGAGCGTGATCAGCAGCCAGTAGTCGTAGCTGGTGCGGACCAGCGAATACTCGGTGGACTCGGCCAGGTTGGGCGTTCCCCAGCCCATGCGGGCGGCAGAGTTGGTAAACGCATCGAAAGCGCTGATTCGTGTGGCCGGGTCCATCGGCGGGATGATCCCGAGTTTGCTGGCCATCGCGCGCGCGTCGGCCGCCAATGCTTTGCCGCTGGCTGTAGTCTTGCCTACGCGGCATCCGAGGTTAGGATTTGGTTGGGCAGCCATTTTAGTGTTTATTCTCTCGAACCGGTGGGATGCTACTCTCGTTCGGCGCGAGCCAGGGATCGCTCGACGCCGGTCGTAACTCGATGAATGGACTGTGCCGGTGCGCCATAACGCGGCACGCTTCGAACTCGTCCCGGACCGTCTGCAGGTCCGTCGTCGGTTTGCCGGAGAAGGTCTGAAGGACAATCAGACCGGGTACCCGTTCTTTCCACAGAAGCCTGAATTCGATCACTTGGGTCGGTTGACCGCGTCGAGCACACGGTCCAGAGCGATGTGGAGGCGTTCGGCGCGAGGGTCGCTGTCGACGGCCCTGTCCTTGCCTTTGTCCTTGACACCACGGCGAGTGTCCCAGGCCTTCTTGGACCGCAAGGCGCGGTCGAGCGCGGCGTGCAGGCGATCGTATCCCATGTCAACACATCCCGTCGAGCACCCGGTCGAGTGCGGCGTGCAATCGGGCGGCCCGGTCCCCGCCGTCTTCGGCCACCTTCGGCACCATCGGCGAAGCGGAGCCGGCGCCCTGCTGCCTCAGCGGCTGCCGCTGCTGCCTTTTGGCGATGCCCATAAAGTGCTGCGGGCTCGTCGGCGTCGCGGCGCCACCCTTCTCGGCGTTCAGCCGGTCGTCGCGGTGTTGCGTCCGCACCTTGTGGTGCAGATCATCCGGACGCATGCGCTGGTTCATGGCGCCGCCCTGCGACAGGTGCGTCAACGCGGCGTCCATGACTTTGTCGACCGTCTTCATGCCGCTCTTGAGGATGTCGTCGAAGACCGAGTGCATCTCGTCGTAGGCATCGAAAGCCGCGGCGTCGTTAGTCGGCTCCTGGCCCTGCGCCTTGGCCGTGGCGTAAAACACCCGTTTGGCCTTCTCGGGTCCGTAGGTCTGACGCATCTTGCGCGCCACCTCGGTCCCGTGGCCCTTGAAGTAAGCAGCTTTCGGCATGTTATCTCTCCTGTACCGGTATTGGTTTGACCAGCGGCGCGGCGCGCTCTTTTTTTTCTACCTGCGTGGCTTTCCTGGCCCACCCGAAGGGTTTGTGGGTCTGCTGCCGCGTCGCCGGCGCGCGCCGCCCCTCGGTCTCGCCGCTGAACTTTTGGGTGCCGCCGGTCTCATGCCGGGTTTCCCAGGCCTTGCGCGCTACGTTCGACCGGCCGCTCTCATTGTCGCTCGCCGCCCCCTGGCGGTCCAGAACGCGGTCCAGCGCCCGATGCAGGCGCGCCGCAGTGTCGTTGTCCGAGATCATGTCGCTCTCCTTTTCGCCGCGCATCTTGGCGCGCAGGCGGCTGCCATTGAAGATGTTCGGTAACCGTTCGAACCATTCCCCGGGATTGTCGCGACCGTTGACAGGTCCGCTCTCGCTCATCCCGACGGTCCCCAGCAGCATGTCGGGGTTCAGCCCGTCGCTGAGATGCAGCTTCTTTCCATCCCAGGATATCTGCCCGAGAACCTCTTGCTTGCCGTTCGGGTCGGATGCCAGTAAGTCGCAGGTTCTCATAAAAGCTCTCGCCTCATGGCGGATACTCGAGGATTGGCAGGTGCAGCCTTCTTCGGCACAAAGTCTGGAACTCCCGGCGGCGTCAGAGCCACCTTTTGGGCCTTCGCGCCGGGCTGTTTGGCGAAGGCGTTTAAATCTCCCCATCTCTTCGCATGTTGCGCCCTATCGATGCGCTGCATCGCACCGTGGATCACCTTATCGTTGAAGCCGAGCTTGACCAGCGCCTGCTTAATGTCGTTCTTCTTGTCAGCGTAGGCCTTGGCGTATTGCGCCGGGGAACCCTTCTGCCCTTTCATCTCAAGCCTGTGCGCGTGGTCCATCAGCTCCATATTGGCGCCGTCGGCGAAGTGTGTCGCTTCCGGCAGGCACAGACCGTGATCGATCAGCTTCATCTCATCGCCATCGATCATCCAGTTTCCACCATGACGGTCGGAATTGCCGAGGATGTAATCGAACATGGCGGCGCGGCGTACGTGCTCATCGCCGTCGAATTCCTTTCCGGCAGGAGCCTTGTAGGCGTTGACGCCCGGCTGGATCTCCATGGCGGCCCCGTAGGCGCCACCGATCTTACCGGCGACACAGGGCGTAGCCAGGTCATCCATCCCCACCAGCTTAGCGACTTCCCAGGCGGCGGCTTCCCGTTCAGTCTGCATTCCGCGCGGAATGCGAGGCCGATCCCGGTTGATGAACTCTCTGTCGCGTCTGGATTCCGGGATGGCCATGATCTCGTTCGCCAACTCCCGGTCTTCGATCACGCCGCCCTTTGCGATAGCCAGCCATTGTCTCCAGCCCCAGCCTTCGGCTTCCCCATCGGCTGGTTTGAAGCCACCGAGATGCCCGTCGTCGAAGACGATGAAATCGAACTTGTTGATGCCGCCGTCCTGGTGCTTGCGCTCCTTCACGTCGTGGCTGGTGATGTGCTCCCGGACCATCTGTTCGCGCTGCTGCGCGTTGAACTTACCGTGGACGTGCTTGGCTTCAGGTGCGGGCGCTGCTGCTGGCTTGGGCGCTGGCCTTACCGGAACCGGCTTCACCCCACCTGCAGCCTTCGCCGCCTCCCGCTTCGCCCGGATCTTCTCCCAGGCCTTCAGCGCGGCCTTCTTGCGCCAGGTCTGCACCTTGCGCGCCGGCTGCTTCAACGCCTCCTCGCGCTGCGCGGCCGCTTGCTGCAACTGTCTCGCCCGTTGCCGCTTCCTGAATCGCGTGGCGGTCCCTGCAGCCCCTGTCTTCGCCCAGGAAGGCGGAACGAATCCTTTCTTCGGGGCCGCCGTGGCAGGTTTCCCTGCAGGAGCCGCCGCCCCTTTGGCTGCCGCGCGCCGCGCGTGGATTCCTTCCCAGGCCTTCTTCGCCGCCTGGACTTTGAAGGTAGCGGGCTTGTTGGCTTTCACTCGTGCGGCTGCCGCGGGTTTTGCCTTGCCGCCCTTGAAGGCGAACTGCCCGCCACCGGCACGACCCTTCGGCACGCGCTTGAAGTTGGACTCCACCCACGCGTCCAACAGACCGAGCACGTGATTGAGTTTGTCGGCGGTCATCAGGTTCCTACCGGAATAAGGCGAAGACCAGGGCGACTCCGCCTACGGCCAGAAAGACCGGCCAGAGCACTTCGAAGAAAGGTGTGATCTTACTCGGCGGCGTCATTTTACCAGCGCGGCGAACGGGTTGCCGAAGGCGTGCCAGCCGAGGATGCCGAACAGCAGAAACCCGATAAGGTGGCCACCATAGATCCGGTAGAACGGCTGGGTGGGCTCGTAGTAACGCCAGAACCCGAACAACAGCCAGGTCAACATCAAAAGCCAGAACCAGAATGCAAGAGTCATCGTCATCGCCTCAAGGTTAGTTGCGTGAAAGGATGATCACCGTTGCCGGCGCCCAGCGCCATAGCAGCGCACAATACCCTCGTTGGTCCCATCGCCATTGCAACAGGTCCGAGTCCCAAGTTCCGTACTCCGCAGTCAGGATCATGCTACCAGCCTCCAGTCATTGATCCGCGTCTCGACGTAGTATCTCACCATGTCCGCACCATGGTCATGATCCTTGATCGGTTGCTCTTTGCCGCGCTTGGCGGCGTCTTCATCCCAGCTGTACGTCTCCAGGTCCTTACGGACGCTCGCGCACCGCTCGTGGATGCGCAGCTTCTTGCGGGCCAGCATCGACGATACCCGGCGCAGGCCGTCGGTCACCTCGTTGCTGGCGTCGACCACATAGACGCCGCGCGACAGTAACTCGACCTTGAAGCTGGCCGCGCTCGGATCCACGATCACGCCCGGCCAATTGCGCCGGTCCAGCGCGACACTCAGCCCGTTCACCTTCATTGGCGAGCGTGCGATCCCGGGCCAGTTGCCCCAGCCGTTGATCAGATCGTCGGCATAGTCGCCGTTGGTCTTCTGCTTGCCCTCTTTGACGGAGTCGTAGTAATACTCGTTGTCCATCCAGACCGTGGTGCCGTCGTCATAGAAGTCGCCGTACACCTGCGAGTTGACCGTCCCGGCGTCCACCGACACCCAA